GTTAATCCTGTTGTAATCGCTGATGTTAATGCTTGTTGTTTTTGTTGCTTATCAAAAGCTTTACCAGCTTTAGCTATATCACCAAACCGATCTTGTAAAAACACAGTACCCTTACCGCCTGACTTTGCTTTACCACCAGCTCTACCACCAAGCGTTGAGCCTAACCAAGATCCAGCACCAGAAGCTAATGCTAAACTAGCACCACCTGTAAAGGGAGACAGAGCAGCTCCTGCAAGACCACCTAGTAATCCACCAAACTTACCCCAACCGCTTTTCTTTCTTTGTCTCTTAGCTTCCTGTCTCTCAGCTTTCCTAAAAGCCTGCTCATCATCTCTCATTTGCTGAGCTCTAGCTATCATAGCCTGACCACCAGTTTGCATACCGGGCACAGACTGTTTATCACCCATGTAGTAACCAGCCATATTAGGCTTGGAATACATCCCACTATCTTTATATGCGTAGCCTAGTAATGTTTTCATAAATATTTCCTCTTAAATTTAAACAATATTTTTTACTTGACAAATAGATCTATTATAATTATATAACAATGTTTAACCTGCACTAATTTTCAATGTCCCAGAATCATTCCAGAGTCGCCCAGCTATTCCGGGGTTACTTGTTGGTAAGTTTGGTAATGAAACCTTAACACAATCAGAACTTAATATATCATCACCTGCATCTACTTTTAAAGCAGCATTAACACTATCCGATTCTACCCTAAAATCAATGTGAGTTCCAGAAACTTGATTTACAACAACCCCTTCTGAATTTATTGTCAGGGAAGGCTCACCATTTGGATTGCTATGTCCTGAATAAAAAGATATTGCATTTGTTCCGAATTGAAATTTGGTTCCAGTATTTCCAGCGTGAATTATATTGTCAGTAATTACTAAATCACCATCAATGTAAAGATAATCTTCGCTCTGATCCCATAACATATATTTACCAGCAGTTGCTCCAAAAAATTTTACATCGTGCCCAGTATCATTTACGCCAACAGTTAATGTGCTATCAATTTGAACCGCACCATCTATATCAACAGCGTCAAGATTTGCTGTTCCATCAACATCTATATCTATAAAAGTAGAACTTCCTTCTACTTTTAAATTTCTTTTAATTGTAATGTCTTTTTCAACATACTGATTACCATCACTAGATAAATTAACTTTATGAAGCATACCTTTATTCTTTTTATAAAGGGCTAATTGCTTATTAGCTTCCTGTGCAAATACCTGCTCTCCCTCACTCATATTATATCTTGAAGGGGCATGAGCCATAACACCACGCTGACTACCCTCTGCAATAGAGTTTCCCTTAGCGTTCTGTATTTGTCTTATTAGCCTATCTGTATCTGACATATTATGTATCTGTTGTAGCTTGTTTATTTTTTAATACTCTATACTCAATAGAGATATCATTTATTTGCAACCCAGCACTACTATTGCCAGTTGCGGCTGATTCATTCCTTACTCTAATAGAAATAGATTTTACATCACCTATTGGAACTTCAACCCCTTGAACTAAATAAGCTCTTAATACCTTCCAAGCCCCACTTGTATTAATAAAATTGCCAGTAAGTGCGGTATATGTTGTGGAGCCATCCTTACTATAAGCTATTGGAGCTGTTTGAGCAGCATCGCTTTTATAGGTAATGTAAATAGAATATATTCTTTTTATTGTATTTGGTAAACTAAAATCAATATCCTTTGTTTTAATCTCAGCACCATCTGCAGCTACCGATGTTAATGTAGTGTGATTAAATGTTTTTAAATCTATATCTCCATTGTTTTGAGTCCCGATTGTAAGATTACCATTGTAATCAGTAATAAAATTAGTGTAATTACCAACACTGGCATCTAAAAGATCTGTAGCAAAAGACCAAGCCTTTGTTTTAAAATCAAATATATAAGCATCGCCTTGTGTAGCACCAGCATTTTCACAATCTCTAATTACCATAGCCATATTAGAGTTACCATCATAGCCAACAATAGAATAAGCCGTAATAAAAGAAGCCCATTCATTTTGTGCTATTTTATTTTCAGTTAAACTTCTTATTACCGAACCATCATATAAAAACATTCCTTTCTCATTAGCCCATAGTATTCCTTTTTCAGAACGAAATACAGCAGCTGGGTGAGCTACTCCATTGTTTTTAATATCTGTTTCAAGAAACCAGTTCGTATCAGATGGTGATGAAATATTAATAACTTGTACTGAGTTGTGTTTAAATGCTATTAATCTATCTGCAAAAGATTCCAGTTTTAAATAAGCTTCTGCATCTCCTTTTACTACATCTATAAAATTAAAAGAAGGAAATGTATCAAACTTATTTGGCATAGAATACATAAGCCTATCACCGTGAACGGTAACATTGTCATTGTGCTCATTTTTTATTCTAACATTAGCAATAAAAGCTCTTCGATTTGTTACAATGCCAGTTTTCCAACCCTCTCCATACTCACCTATTGAATTATAATTTACATCAGGAGAATAACCGTTAATAGATTCATATGTATCTATATTAGGATTTAATATAGTTATGTCAGAGTATAAAGTAACTGATGAAGCCGCTACCCAACTTGTCTTATCTCCAGTCAAAGAAGCGGAAACCCCTGATTCTAATTCAATATTACAAAGTAATGTCCAAGGTTCACCCTCTGTATCAGAAGGTTTATAATAAATACGACCACCACTTATCCTCCCATTGTAACCAGAAGTAGCCCCGATCTGAGCCATTACTCTTAGTGTTAATTCGTTACCAGCTGTAGTTACAAAAGTATTGTTAGAAGTAGGTACATACAGTAATGATTCCTGATTTCCGTCATACACAAAAGAAACAGCTATCTTCCATGTTTCTGTTTGCCAATTACTAGCTGCATTAGCAGAGCTATTTGTATACTTTATAGAGAATCCAGCAGACGCTGACGGGTATGTGTCGCTCGTATTTGTTCTTGCGGATGTTGGTGGTGAAAGTAAATTATCCTCATCATAAAAGCCACGATATAAAGTAGCTGTACCATTTATATCTGTATTACTGTATTGAATATCTTTAAAATGGTGTCTACTAATAAAACCATACCATTTTATTCTTTGATAGCTAGAATCTGACTTGCCATCACTTGTTCTCAATGCATTATCTACACTGTAAAATGAATATTCTGGAGCTTGAGTAGATTGAGCAGTAGTTGTTATAGATTCCATTGCTATTTGAGCATTGCTAAAAGCATCAGATGATTTTGTATAAACATCAAGATTACTATTAGCAACATCTGATAATACTAATAAATTTTCACCAAGCGTATGAGTTACTATACTTACTGCCCCATATGTACTTGAGTTTGCCGCTATTATCTCCACTGAAAGATTGTTAACTCTCTCAATTACTTCTATTATATTTGCAGTCCCACTACTACCACTATCATTTAAATCTCTACTGTCAACACTATCTCCAACACCAGACACTGTATAAATACCATTGTTCTTTACAGTACCAGATATTTTTATTTGAGTACCGGGAACTATATTAGATTCAATAGTGTCCTTTAAGCCAGAATTACCACTAGCATCAGCACTGGCAATAACATGACCAGCTGCTGAAAAAGACCCAACGAAAGTACCACCTGTATCCCCATCACCATTGCCGGGATCAAAATATATATTTGTAGATTTAGAAGTGTCTACAGCTTCATAAGATATTGGAGAGTAATCAGATTCAAATGAAAATAAACCATATCCACCTGATATAGTACCAGCTTGAGAAGCTCCGGCATCTACGTGATTAGCAAAGCTACCAATAGAAACCAATGAATTTCTTTTTTGAAATGTGAAATTCTGGCAGGCTTGCAACTCATTTATTTGAAGATCTCTTGGATCTTGATAAGTATTTAACCCACCAGAAAAATCATTTAACACTAGCTGTTGTTTAGCCACTCACTTCTCCCACAGTTTCCACTTGCTTTGAATGACAGCTTTGCCGATATCAAGAGCTTCTTTCATAATCAAATCCTTTTCAGACTTGCTTAATTTATTGTCTTTATATCCAGCTTCTAATGCCTTAACTAAATCTCCAATCTCTTTTACAATTTGTCTGTTCTTAGCAGTAACTGTGGTTGCATACCCAGCTACAATAAGACCAATCAAGTAAAAGAAATTAGACCAACTTACCCAATCACTTACGAAGTCCATGTATTTCTCCTTTTATTTGTTCTAAAGATTTTTTCATCTCAACTATATCAGCAGTAATTACATCTAGTTTATATGTAATTAAATTCCTATCTGCTGCTATTTCTTTTTTATCAACTTTTAATTCTAAATCTCTTTTAATCATATCAACATCGTATTTCATAAATCCAAATGCAAGGATAACCCCACAAATAATTGTAGCTAATGCTATTAAATTATCTACTGATATAGTCGTATTTAATTTCATTAGTTCTTTCCATTTAGCCTACTAATTACACCTTTTATTTCTGATACTTGATTATCTAAATCATTAATTTCTTTTGTAATACTATCAAACTTTCTATCAAGTTTATCATCGGATTGATTCCACCTGTTAATTAACTTAATAATCATTCCTTCCATATTCTCTAAAGTTTCTGACTGCCCCCTGTTTTCAGTTTTCAATCCCTGCAATGACTCAGCTTGTTCATCTGCTCGTTGAGATTGCTTAAAGTACCCATAGAAAAAAGCAGCACATACCAGTCCCATCGCTCCATATTCAGCATACAATCCTATAAACTCTTCCATATCAACTCGCTATTATAATTATCCATACCATTAAAAATACTAAATCTATGCAACATAAATCCATTACTCTTCTTCCTGCTTACAATCATCGCATACTCCATTTAAAGCTTGCTGGATAGGCTTATCACATTCAATACAATGGAAAGGCATCGGCATTACTTATTCCTCATTGTTAAGTCAATATAAACTTTTAAATCAGATTTAATTTCTGCATTCCATTTTTTTAACTTACCTAATTCATCCATAATTATATCCATTCTATGCTGTAAGTTTTCATGCTTTTCATCAAACCTCTTCAAAGTATCTTCTACTTTTTCCTTTAAAATAAACCTCACTACACTATATAAAGCAAAAGCCAACCCAACGCTAAGAGCAACTGGAAATCCTAATTCTTGTACTAATGTTATAATTTCAGATGTCATTTAGAATCCTCTTACTTCAACTTTTTCGCTCTTTGTTAATTTAAAAATAATTTTTTCATCACCATTATCTGTTTTAATTATTTTATATTCATAATTCTCATTAAGAGCCATTGGGTAATCTTCATATATAAGAGGAGTTGAATGGCAAACAGGCATACCAGAGCTTATGCAAGCATTAGCTATTGAAGGTCTTACAAGCTTACCATTTTGAGTTCCGCCTAAATACATAACTTTGTCTTTTGCAGTAATTCTTTTCACTTTCTTTTCCTTTTTTTCTTACCCCAACT